CGCCCAAGCGGCACGATGTCCGAATGGTGGTGCAGGCTGCATGAAATGGTAACTGAAGTCGACGATTACCCTCAACCGAGGGAGACGCTTTTGGCATTGGCGGATTTGATCGAACCGGAACCGGAGCGCACGTGCCGAATGATCGACAACGGTGTCGAGCTCTGCTGCTCTGAGTGCGATTGCAGACACTCCTACGATGACGAGCCCAAGTTTTGTATGGGCTGTGGCGCAAGGGTGGTGGAGTAGATGTAGAAACATGCCTAGAAATGATTCTAGCATATGTAGAAGGCGCCGTTTTGGCTTGGCGCGTATACTTGTAGGGCCCTGAGGCAAATATATGCCTCAGGGCATTTTTTTGCATTTCCCGACGATTTTGCATGCGTTTTCGCATTTTCCGACGATTTTGCATGTGTATTTTGTAAATTAGCATGGTTGACAGGTAGTAGACGACAAAATGCGACGTAGACAGGTGTGCCGAACACATTCGCGCCACTGCCTGGCAAACATGCTGTCACACTGCTTTTGGGCCAGTGTGACAGGTAGTAGACGACAAAACGCGACGTAGATGCATGTTTTTGTCACTACCTGTCACACTGGCAAACACAAAGGGGCCCCTATATTAGATATTTTCTATCTATATTTCTGATAGACCTATAAATATATATTCTCAAAATATAGGGGTATAGGGGAGCGTGTCAGTGTGACAGTGTGACAGGTAGTTGCAAATACATGCGTCTACATCGCGTTTTGTCAGAACTACCTGTCACACGGTGCAGATAAATCGAAAAAAGCAGATTGACACCAGTGTGACAGCAGTGTGACAGGTAGTTGAATGCGTATATGTTTACCTCGATTAACTCATTAAAGCGTTTCAATTTTGCGAGGTGGGTATATACAATATACCCACTCAAATAAATCGAAAGGCCGCCGATGCCCTGACTGTGCATACAGCATATACACAGTATACACAGTATGCACAGCCGAAAGGCCATTCAAATGCCCGCCGATATGTATCGAAGCCCGATTGGCAATCGTGGATCATCAGAGACAATCATCGATCATCGCATGTCGCCGTAGATCGCCGTTGACCGCCGTAGGCAATCGTGGATCGCAGTCAATGGCCGTAGGTCGCCGTAGATCGCCGTACAATATATTTCGATGGAGATGAGGAGGGATATTTTTGCCTTATATCAAATTCAACAACGCGGTACAGCGAAAGCGCTATTGGCTCGGCGAGGACGGCATAGAGCTGATCAACGACTGGAGGCGCCGGGGGCTCTCTGTGAAGGCGATCGCCGAGGACAAGATCGGCGTCGCGCATACCACGCTCATGAAATGGCGCCAGCAGTCGCCCGAGCTGGACAAGGCGCTCACCGTCACCGAGGACCTCGTAGACGGCCAGGTGGAAGGCGCACTGCTCAGGCGTGCGCTTGGGTACGACTATTTCGAAGAGACCTGGGCACTCGACCACGATACAGGCCGGGAAGTGTTGACCAGGAAGGTCAAGAAGCATGTACCGGCAGATGTGAAGGCCATCGCCATGTGGCTGTTCAACCGACGTGGTGACGCCTGGCGCTCGATGCAGCCCCAGCTCCCTGCCGACGACGGCGACATCATCGACGTGAAGAACGTGCTCGTGCAGATCGAGGAGGCTGCAGATGGAGATAAGGCTGACGCGTAAGCAGGCGGAATACGTGCGCGAGGCGCACCACCGCTGGAACCTCGCCACGGGAGCGGTGCGCTCCGGTAAGAGCCACCTGGCCGTGCAGTATACGATCCCCGACCGATTGATCAAGCTGCGCGGCAAGAAGGGGTTGGCATTGATCCTCGGCGCCACGAAGGAGAACATCGAGCGCAACGTCTTGACACCGATGCGTGACATGTGGGGCGATAAGTTCGTAGGCGACATCAACGCCCGTAACTGGTGTGAGATCTTCGGCGAGCGCGTGTACTGCATCGGCGCCGAGAACGCAGGCCAGGTATCGAAACTCCGCGGCTCCGAGGTCAAGTTCGCATATTGCGACGAGATCTGCGATATCCACCCAGACGTGTTCGAGATGCTGAAGAGTCGCCTCTCCCTGCCGTACAGCGAATGCCACGGCGCATGCAACCCGGCAGGCCCGACACACTGGCTCAAGCAGTTCATCGACAAGGGCGAGGCGGACCCCGGTATCGATATGTTCGTGCAGAGGTACACGATCGACGACAACCCGTTCTTGCCGCCTGCATATGTCGCCGGCCTCAAGGCGGAATACCGCGGCACGGTGTACTACGACCGGTACATCAGGGGCTTGTGGGCGAAAGCGGAAGGCCTCGTGTACCCGAACTGGAAGGACGCCCAGGAGCCGACATGGTCGCCGGTTGAGCCTGAAGACGTACGCGGCTACTGCGTGAGCGTCGACTACGGCACGCAGAACCCGTTCCATGCGATCAAGTGGCTGCTCGATTCCGCTGGGGTCTGGCATGCGGTCGGCGAATACCGCTACTCGGGACGTGAGGAAGGCAGGCAGAAGACCGACCCCGATTACGTCAATGACTTGGTCGTGTTCACAGACGACGCCCCGGAGGACGCGGAGGTCGAGGTCATAGTCGACCCCAGTGCATCGTCATTTATCGCGCAGCTGCGGAAGCGCGGCGGGTTCAAGGTGAGGAAGGCCGACAACGACGTCGGGGACGGCGTGCGGGATACCGCATCGGCGATGCAGCTGGGACAGGTCAAAATCGGGGACACACTCACCGAATTGGCGCGTGAGTTCACCGGCTATGTATGGGATGATAAGGCAGACCAAGACAAGCCGGTCAAGGTCGACGACCACGGCATGGATGCGCTGAGGTATTTCGTGAAGACAAAGCGCGTATACAAGCCGCGTGACATGGTATACGAGTCGCCGTTCATGGGCGGCGCAGACGAGGGACCCAGGAGGTTTGAACTATGAGATGGGATGAGGTACGCGACGACAAGTCGCGCATGCTCACGTACCAGGATTTCGTGGAGGCGGGCGACGCCAACCGCGAGGGCTTCGTACTGGAGGCGATCGAGCGGCATAAGTCTAGTAAGGTGTACCGCACGGCGCGCATGGCCGACGAGTATGACCGCCAGGAGAACACGACGATCAACGCCTATGTGCAGAAGGTCTTCGACATCACCGGGTCCAAGCTCGTGGACTTCACCGCGAGCAACAACAAGATCGCGAGTAATTTCTTCCATCGCCTCAACACCCAGCGCACGATGTATTCGCTCGGCCAGGGCGTGTCGTTCATCGATGTCGACGAGGTGGGCAAGGAGGACAAGACCAAGGAGAAGCTCGGCAAGCATTTCGACCACGACCTGCGCACGCTCGCATACGATGCGCTCATCCACGGCGTGTGCTTCGGCTTCTGGAACCTCAACCGCATGTTCGTCTTCCCGCTGACCGAGTTCGTGCCCCTTTGGGACGAATACGACGGCACGCTCAAGGCAGGTATCCGCTTCTGGCGCATCGACAGCTCGCGCCCGATGCAGGTCGTGCTCTACGAGGCAGACGGCTACACACGCTACCAGAGCCGTCAAGACGCGAACGGGGCGACGAGTGAGCGCCTCGATGTCGTCGAGGAGAAGCGGCCTTATATCGAGAAGACGAGTTACACACCGGCCGACGGTATCGAGCAGGTTATCGGCGGCGAGAACTACTCGGCATTGCCCGTGGTGCCGATGTGGGGTTCGAAGCTCCACCAGTCGACACTCGTCGGCATGCGCCAGGCTATCGACAGCTACGACCTGATCCGCAGCGGCTTCGCGAACGACCTCACCGACTGCGCGCAGATCTATTGGCTCGTGTCGAATGCGGGCGGCATGAGCGACAAGGACCTGCAGAAATTCCTCGACCGCCTGAAGATCAACCATGTCGCGCTCGTCGATTCCGACGACGGCGGTAACGCCCAGGCGTATACACAGGAGATCCCGTACGCCGCACGCCAGGCGTATCTGCAGTCGATCCGCGACGGTATCTACGAGGACTTCGGAGCTCTCGATGTGCACACTGTGGCTGCGGGCGCGACCAACGACCACATCGATGCTGCGTACCAGCCCATGGATGAGGAGGCGAGCGATTTCGAATACCAAGTCTCAGAATTCGTGCAGCAACTGCTCGCGCTTATGGGTATCGATGATGCGCCCGTGTTCAAGCGCACCCGCATCAGCAACCAGAAGGAACAAGTCGACATGGTCATGAGCGAGGCGCAGTACATCGACCATGAGACAATCTTGCGCAAGCTGCCGAACATCTCGCCCAGCGAGGTGCCGGCGATCATGCAGAGGCTCGAAGACGAGGACCAGGACCGCATGGGTAACTTGATTGGCGCGGCCGCTATCTCGGCTGGTGCGCCGCAGAGCGTAATGGACGATAATGTTGCTGCGGCTACCGATCCGATGGGTGACAATGACGGCGAGGAATGATTGCAAACGGATCCCGCAGGCGATCGAGAGGAAGCGCGATACCTTTCATTTGATGCAGAAATGTGTCGTGTTTGACACGATAACCGGCGAGGTATATGAAGGCGAAGGGATAAGCGATGGCAGAGTGTCAGGCACCGTTCGGGATGTCGGACGACAGGCGTAGCTATCAACTCGATAACGGCAAATGGCGTGTGGAAAATTACAAGCCGAAGAACGGTGCAGGCAAGAAATTTGCGGTTGAAGTGGCGAAGTCGCATGCTGAGGCACAGGCTAAATTGCTTGAGAAGCAGGCGCAGGAGCTGCAGGAGAAACTGCAGCTCACCTACACCGATGCTATCGACGGCATGACAGCACGCATCGAGGCATCGCTCAAGGAGTTTGCGGCCGATGACGCGAAATGGCAAGCCGACGTCGCCGCGGGCAAGAAGGACGCGAAGGCGCACGAGGCGTGGCGTAAGGACCAGGCCCTGCACAACGACCAGCTCAAGGCACTCAAGAAGGCATTGACGCAGGACCTCACCGTAGCCGACAAGATGGCGATGGCGTATGTCAACCAAGTGCCGGCTGGTGTGTATGCAGAAGGTATGAACTTCGCGACATACGAGATCGAGCACGGCGCCAAGGTGAACACGTCTTTCACGCTATACAACAAGAATACTGTCATGGAGCTCGTCGCGAACGAGCCCGACCTGCTCCCGCAGGCGGCATTCGACAAGGCGAAAGATACGGCATGGAACAGCCGCCACGTCACGTCTGCGGTGACGCAGGCCGTGCTGCAGGGCCAGACAGTCCCGCAGCTCGCCGCATCGATCGCCGGTATCGCCGCCATGGACCAGCGCGCAGCGATGAAGGCAGCGCGCACCGCCATGACGAGTGCGCACTCGCTCGGCAAGCTCAAGGGTTACGAGCGTGCGGCCGGCATGGGTATCGATGTCGAAAAGCAATGGCTCGCGGCACTCGACTCGCGCACGCGCGGCAGCCACCGCCACCTAGACGGCGAAGTCGTCAAACTCGATGCCGAGTTCAGCAACGGGCTGAAGTACCCCGGTGACCCGGATGGCCCCGGCTCTGAGATCTACAATTGCCGCTGTACACTCGTGCCCGTCATTGGTGACGTGGAATACGACGAAGTCGAGCGTGCAAACAAGCTAGGTGGCATGAGTTACGAGGAGTGGAGGAATGAGCACGAGGCCAAGCGGACCGGAACGCACAAGTTCTCCGACGGCATTAAGTGGATTCAAGGTAATGCCGACCTGGAGATAACTGAAGACCCAAGCGACATGTCGTGGATAAACGAGGCCGCGAGGAACAAGTGGGAGCAGGACACTGAGAAGGTGAGGACGTACGGCGATTTCGAAAGCTATCTCGGAGATCGCGGTATCGAGTTGGACACTACGTCGGAGACGCTGAAGACTAAGTTTTACGATCGCGACATGCCGAAGGTAGTTAAGAAGCAGGCGGATCAGATAATGGCCGCCCTCGACAATTACGATGAGATAGGCGGTGTACGCGGCCTGAAGAAGTTGCACCTCTGGGATGATTCAGACAATGTCACGGGTCAGGCCGCCTATTACTACCGCGCCCTTGACGAGGCCCCGTTTGACAACGAAGAGGAGATTTATTTCAAGAACGGCAACCTCCGTATGCACCATATCATGCACGAGTTCGCGCACGCTTACGCAGACGGCACTAAGCCGAAGGGGCACGATGTCGTGACGTGGTCTGCCAAGCTCAATTCGGAGGCAATGCTCGACGAGTCACGAGGTGCCTATTTCGGGGCAGCTTCTGACGTGATCGAGGCCGAGCGTTTTGCGGATGCTGTCGCTGGGGCCTTTGTGACGAACAACCCTGAGAATCGTGCGATGCTCCAGGCATTCCTAAAGCGGGTTGCCGAGGTTATAGAAGAGATGATCTAACATGGCTAGTGGTGTATCGGTGAAGCAAGACAACACCGAGCAAGTTATCGACGGTATCGATTCGGCTATCGGCGTAGCGCTCGAGAAGATCGGGCTTTTGGCTGAGAATTACGCTGAGAAGAAATGTCCGGTCGATACCGGTAACCTGCGTGGCTCGATCACATACGAGGTGGATACCGACGGCAACGCCGTGTACATCGGCACCAATGTCGAATATGCGCCGTACGTCGAGCTCGGCACTTCGCGCCAGAAGGCTCAGCCTTTCCTGAGGCCTGCGGCTTCCGAGCATGGTGCACAATATCGCCAAGTGTTGAAAAAGGCACTAGGCGGCAGCAGTTAACCTGGTATTATTCATATTAAATGCGCGAAGCAATGCGCTATACAGTATGGGGTCGAAGCACGCACCCCAGAGTCCGAAGGAATGGAGCGAACACCATGGCACTTACCCGCAAACTCCTCCGATCCATGGGGATCGAAGACGAGAAGATCGACCAGATCATCGACGCACACACCGAGACCGTCAACGCGCTGAAGGACGAGCGCGATGGGCTCAAGGATGCTGCGGACCGACTGAAGAAGGCCGAGGCAGAGCTCGAGGAGCTCAAAGCCAAACCCGCAGACGGTTTCAAAGAGAAGTTCGAGAAGGAGCACGCCGATTTCGAGGCATTCAAGGCAGATACCGCTAAGGCTGCCGCCGACCGCGAGAAGAAATCGCTGTACCGCAAGCTGCTCACCGATGCAGGCGTCGACCCCAAGCGCATGGATGCCGTGATGCGTGTCGCCGACCTATCCAACATCGTGGTCGAGGACGGCGCCATCAAGGACGCCGACAAAGTCACGGAGAAGGTCAAAGGCGAGTGGTCGGATTTCATCCCGGCCACGAATACAAAGCCCGCGAAAGTCGACACGCCGCCTGCCGGTGGTGGCGACGGCGCGGCAGAACCGAAGTCGCTGGGTGACGCCTTGCGACAGAAGTACACCAAGCAGAACACTGATTAAAGGAGGCAATTATGCCTATCACCCTCGCAGAGGCCAAGGTCGGCATGGCCGACAAGGTCGACCAGCAGATCGTCGACATGTTCCGTCGATCCTCCCTGCTCCTCGACCGCCTCACTTTCGACAACGCCATCTCCCCCGGTACCGGCGGCTCCACGCTCGTCTACGGCTACACGCAGTTGAAGACGCCTTCCACTGCCGCAGTACGTGCGATCAACTCCGAGTACACCGCCGACGAGGCAAAGCGTGAGAAGAAGACCACGCAGGCCATCATCATGGGCGGCGCTTTCGAGGTCGACCGTGTCATTCAGGACACTTCCGGCGCCATCGATGAGCTCGTGTTCCAGGCAGACGAGAAGATCAAGGCCACTGCTAATTTCTTCACGCATTGCGTGATCAACGGCACTGCGGCCGGTACTGCCGCCCCCGGTAAGGCTACCGGTACGTTCGATGGCCTCAACAAGTTGCTCGCCAATTCTTCCACTGAGTACACCGCCACTGCGGACCTGTCTACCAGCGAGAATGTGACGGCAAACTACAACCAGTTCCTCGACGAGCTCGATGAGTTCATCTCCGGCCTCGACGGCATGCCCGATATGCTGCTCATGAACCGCAAGATGCTCTCCAAGCTCCGCGGTATCGCACGCCGTGCCGGTTATTACGAGTCCACCAAGGACGATTTCGGCCGTGTCGTCGAGACGTATAACGGCATCGCGCTCATGGATGCCGGCGAGTATTACGACGGCTCCAAGACTGTCGACATCGTCGCCGACACTGCTGCCGGTTCCGGTACCTTCGGCACTTCCGATATCTATGCCGTCAAGTTCGGCCTCGACGCCTTCCATGGCATCTCCCCGACCGGCACCAAGGTCATCACATCCTACATGCCTGACCTCACCCTCCCCGGTGCGGTCAAGAAGGGCGAAGTCGAGCTCGTCGCCGGCGTGGCCCTCAAGAACACGCTGAAGGCCGGCCACATGAAGGGCATCATCACCGCGCCGAAGACTGCCTAAGGAGTCGATATGCTGGAGGAGTTGCTCGCCGAGATCCACAATTGGTTTGAGTGCGATTACCTCGCAGGTGAGCTTACCGTCATGGATGGCGAGCTCACCCTCCCGCATGGCTTCGTCAAGCGGGGCCAGTATTACCGCATCGTCGGCAGTGTTTTCAACGACGGCCTACACCAGTACCCGACATCAGACCTCACAGACGAAGTATTCGACGGCGAAGTATGGGCGTTGGCCGTGCCGAAGGCAGTCATCGACATCGCGATAGAAATCGAGGCGTGGCGTAAGGTAAACCCCGATTCTGTATATACGTCTGAGTCGTTCGGCGGGTATTCGTACACGAAGGCCACCGCTTCCGACGGCATGCCGGCACGATGGCAAGACGCATTTCGCCGACGCCTCAATCGTTGGAGGAAATTGCCATGACGCTGATCGATAGTTTCAAAGAGCCGTGCGTGCTCATGGAAAAAAAGCGTGTTAGTGATGGCGAAGGCGGGTGGACGACTACATGGGTTGACGGTGCTGCCTTCGATGCTGCTATCGTCCGCGACACTACGCTGGCCGCACGCGTCGCCGAAAAAGAAGGCGTCTCCAACGTCTACACAGTGACTACCGACACCAATGCGCGACTTGAATTTCACGACGTTTTCAAGCGTGTCAGTGATGGCCAAGTGTTCCGTGTGACTTCCAACGGGGACGACATGAAGACACCTGATCGCGCGACGTTCAGTTTTGAGCAGGTGAGCGCCGAGGAATGGAGCCTATCATGACGCCGACCGCGGCGATTTACACTTTCATGGCCGGCTTCGGCGTCCCTGCGTATGCTGCGACATCTGTACCTGATAATGCGGAATTCCCGTATATCACGTACGAGCTCGCAGTCGATGATTTCTGGGGCGGCGAGGTCGCATTGGCCATGGATATTTGGTATCGTGGCGACTCCGAGGCGGAGCCGAACGCGAAAGCGCGTGAAGTCTCAAAGGCACTTATCGGCTGTAAGTGTATCCCATGCGATGGCGGCGAAATTGTACTGAAAAAGGGTTCGCCGTTTTGCCAGAGCATGGGCGACACTGCCGACGATAAGATCAAGCGCCGCCACATCAATGTGACGGCAGAGTTTATCACCTCGTTTTGAGAGGACAAGTCAAAATGGCTAAGTTCACACAGATTCCGATCGACACTTTCAAGAAGCTCCAGCTCGGTGCCGGTCTCCTTACATCTGAATTCGACCCGGCGACCGGCGAGCTCACCGCATCCAACATCATCGGCGCGACGAGCGGCGGCGTGACGTTCGAGGCCACGCCGTCATTCAGCGATTTCGGCGAGGACATCGACAACTGCCCGAAGAACACGAAGGAGCTCAAGAAGCTTGACAGCTGGGATGCCAAGATGTCCGGCTCGTTCGTGACGATGGACACGAAGGCCGCCGTATCTGTCATCGGCACCGCTGCCGTCGCGAGCGACGACCAGACCAAGGTCGTACCCCGCAACTCCGTCAATGACACAGATTTCAAAGACATCTGGTGGATCGGTGACTACTCTGATATCAATGAAGACGGTTCGTCTGCGGGCAAGGCGGGTTTCATCGCGATCAGGCTCATCGACGCATTGTCGACCGGTGGTTTCAAGATCCAGTCCGGCGACAAGGCAAAGGGCGCATTTGAGTTCGAGTATACAGGCCATTACAGCATCAAGCATATCGACACCGTCCCGTTTGAACTCTACATCAAAGCCGGTTCTGCTGATAAGTAGGCAATAGCCTGAAGGAGGAAACAAATGAAACTCAGTGACATCAAGGGTGACCGCGTTCTCGACGTCATCGCCGACATCATCGACCCCATCGCGAACATGGTGCAGGACAAGGACGTCGCCGCAATGTTCAAGCGCGAGGCAGTGCCGGAGGGCATGGAGGCACGCGATTTCTTCGCGAAGCGTATGTGCAAGGGCCTGCCCGTTTTGCTCAAAAGCCATAAGACCGACATCATCGCCGTCATGGCGGCGATCGAGGGCGTGACACCTGAGCAGTATGCGGCATCGCTCGATTTCCCTAAGCTGTTCACCGACGTCATGGAGCTCGTGACTGACGGTGCGTTCCTCAATTTTTTATCATCGTCGGAGACGGGGAAGGGCGCAGGTGCGCCTGGCTCTGCCTCGGCGAATTTCGAGGTCCTCTAAGGGCAGACGCATTCGTCAAGTTCGCACAGGCCCGCTATAGGAAAGAACGGGACGACGTGGCGTTTAAAGTGTACGTCACCGACTCCCTATACCTCATGGGCCAGCAAAAGTTTATCGGTCGCCGTTGGTACGACCAAATCCGGCCCAAGGTATATGAAGACATCGACGCCGCCGCGGTAGTGGCGGACGTCACGAAAAGGGCGGGATTGGTGGTCGTATGAATCTACTCGACCTCGCCGTCAAGATCACATGCGACGACCAGGCATCCGGCGAGGTCGACAAGATCGGCGACGGCATCAAGAATAAACTGGGTGCCGCCGCCAAAGCCGGCGTTGCGGCAGTGGCGGCAGTCGGTACTGCGACGGTCGCAATCGGCAAGACTGCATTCGACGCATATTCGAATTACGAGCAGCTCGTCGGCGGTATTGACACCCTATTCAAAGCCTCGTCTGGCAAGATGCAGCAGTACGCTGCAAACGCCTACCAGACGGCCGGCGTTTCAGCCAACCGTTATATGGAGATCTCGACGAGCTTCGCGGCGGCGCTGATCAGCTCACTCGGCGGCAACACCGAGGCCGCGGCCGATATGGCCAACACCGCCATTACGGATATGAGCGATAACGCCAACAAGATGGGCACATCGCTTGAGACTGTCCAAGAAGCATATATGTCGCTGTCGCGCGGTAACTACGAAATGCTCGACAGCCTGAAACTCGGCTATGGCGGTACTAAATCAGAGTTGGAGCGCCTGCTCTCAGACGCCGAGAAGTTCTCGGCAGCACAGGGCAAAGTACGCGATTTCTCCGTCGACTCATATTCCGACATCGTCGAGGCTATCCATATCGTGCAAGACGAGATGGGCATCACAGGCACGACGGCGGAAGAGGCAGCGACTACCATCGAGGGCTCCGTCAATATGGCGAAGGCCGCATGGGACAACTGGCTCGCAGGCCTCGGCGACGAGGACGCCGACATGGGCGCGCTGACCGACCAGCTCGTGCAGTCGGTCGTGACCGCCGGGGAAAACATCATCCCGCGCTTCGGTCAGATCATGTCGAACCTCGTCACGACCGTCACGACGTACGCGCCGCAGGTCGGCGCGGCCATCATGAGCGGGATCTCGCAGCTCGACTTCACGAGCATCGGGCAGACGGCGTCCGACCTCATCCTCATGCTGGTAGACGGCATCGTGCAGAACCTGCCCATGCTGGCCTCTGCCGCGCTCCAGATCGTCATGGCGCTGGGCCAGGGCCTCATCGAGAACGGGCCGCAGATCCTGGCGTTGCTCGGGCAGCTCCTGCTGCAGCTGGCGAACTTTATCATCCAGAACGTGCCGAACATCCTCAACGCGGCGGTGCAGTTCTTCGGCATGCTCGTCCAGGGCATCGCCCAGAACGCGCCGACGATCATCGCGACGCTCGTCTCGCTCCTGGGCCAGCTGATCGCGCAGGTGATATCCTGGGCGGCGCAGATGCTCGGCCAGGCGATATCAGCGGGTGCACAATTCCTAAGCGGGCTCGCAGGCCAGCTATCGCAGGTGCCCGGTCGTGTGGCGGAGTTCCTCGGCAACGTCATCTCGAACATCCTTTCGTGGGCGTCGCAGATGGGGCAGCAGGCCATTAACGCCGCGACGCAGTTCGCGAGCAATCTTATCAACGGCCTCGCATCTATACCCGGCCAGGTGGCGTCAATCGGCTCGAACATCATCCAGGGCCTCGTCAACGGTGTCACCGGTGCTGCCGGCAAGTTGATCGATGCCGTTAAGGGTGCTGTCGGCGATGCCATCGAAGGCGCAAAAAACCTGCTCGGCATCCACTCCCCGTCGCGTGTGTTCCGCGAGATCGGTCAATACACCATGCAAGGCGCAGCGCTCGGTGTCGACGACGACGCAGACTTGCTGTCGAAGTCTACAGATAACGCGATGCGCGGTATGATTTCAACGGCACAAGATATCGCCGTGCCGGGCGTCGGCAATGTAGCAGGCGGCGAATCGGCCGTTATCAGCTGGCTGGCAGAGAACTTGCCGGCTATCATTGCAGAGTTCACACCTGTCATGGGCGAATCGGAGTTCGGACGCAAGGCGAGGAAGGCGGTCGCGTATGCTTGATATCAAATACAAGTCAAATACGGGGACTGTCATCTCGCTCAATTCTGGTGTATATGTCGGCAAGCCGAACGACCTCTTTAGCCACGAATGGGACTACAAAATCGGGTATCGCGCACTGGCCACGGCCTCACGCGGTGCCCGCAAGGTCTCATTCAAAGCTTTCTTCGCGGACATGGTGCAGGCTGATGCATTCCGCCGATGCGCCGACACGGACATGCAGAAGGGCACGCCAGGCACTATCCACGTCAATGGCTGGTTCCAGCGCTGTTTCGTGGTGGCCTCGGAGGTGGACGGCATTGGTGACGATTTCTTCGCGGCCAAGCTCACTTTGGTTTTGCTCGACGGCATATGGCGCAGGGGGACTACGACGGCGTTCGTGCCCGTGCAGGGTTCGGCGGATTACGAGTTCCTCGACCTGCCGCACGATTTGCCGTACGACTTAGGCGCGACCCCACCGCAGCAATACGCCATCAACCCAGGCTACTCGGGCAGCCCCGCGAAGTTCGTCGTGTACGGGCCTGCGGTCAACCCCTCCGTGCGCCTGGCTGGCAACCTGTACCAGGTCGACGTGACCGTTCCAGATGGTGGATATATGGATATCGACCCGTTGCGGCGCACCGTCACCGTGGTCGCGGCGGACGGCACTACGATGGATGCATTCAGCAAGGCGCACCGTGGTAGCGGTGCCGGGTCTGGTGAGTACATCTTCGAGCGCGTGCCCGTCGGCACATCCGAGATCTCGTGGGACAACAGTTTCGGCTTCAACTTGACTCTGTACGAGGAGGAAGGTGAGCCGGCATGGTCTTAGTGGTGCATGATCCAACCGCTGGTGATATCCGTGAAATCGAGGAATTCGAGCTTGACATAGCCTTCGGCAGTGACGAGAACGCACTGAAATTGAAGGCCCGCGCTGGCGAGGCCCCCGAAGAGGGCCAATTCGTATTTATCGACGGCACCGAGTACGGCGGGGTCATCGACCAGGCGAGCTACGAGGCCGGCAGGGAGGCATCAGGCTCGATTCTGTGCAGGGGTCGTACATGGCACGGCATCCTGGCGGGCAAGCGCCTGCTCCCCGATTCTGGAAGCGGATACCTCTCCGTCAGCGGCAAGGCGGGCGATGCACTCGCGTCGCTCATCGAGCGCATGGGGCTTTCTGGGCTGTTCTCCGCCGCTGCGGACGATACGTCGGTGAGTTACACCTTCGACCGATTTGTGGACGGCTACAGCGGCTTGAAAGCCATGGCGAAGGCCAACGGACGCAAGGTCGTCATGCGCCGCAAGGGCGGCAAGTTGGAAATCTCTCTGCCGCCAGCGGTCGACTATGCGAACAAGGTCGATTCCGACCTTTTGGACTTCACACTGACCTCTGTTCACCGCTGCGTGAACCACCTTGTTTGCGCTGGAACTGGCGAGCTCGAGAACCGCGCCGTTGTCCATTTCTACGCGGACACGGCCGGCAACATCAGCCACACCCAGAGCCTTTTTGGAGTCGACGAGATATGCGCGCTCTACGACTACAGCAACGCCGACGAGGCGAAGCTCGAGGAGGAGGGCGGCAAGAAGCTCAGGGAGTACCAGACACAAGGCAGCGTCGAGGTCGATGCGCACGACGACATCGATGTCGATGTCGGCGACATCATCTCGGCACGCGATAACGTACATGGTAAGACAGTCAGCGCGACCGTGGTGAAGAAGATCGTGCAGGTCTCACGCGGCGTGGCCACGTATAGGTATGAGGTCGGCAGCGAGACCACGACGAAGAACTCATCCAGCGCGATCGCCGACGGAGGTGGCGGGCACGCGTACCTTGCTGGAAAGGGCCTGAAGCTCGAGAACTACACATTCAGCGCGGAGGTCGACGCGGAATCGCTCAAGGCCGTGGAGGCCAAGGCCGACAAGGCCGTAACAGACGCCTCGAACTCGCTCCAGACGTGGGCACAGGCGGATATCGCCATGGGAGAAGTGTCCACGCTCACGGAAGGCTCTAAGGCCACCGCGTCGCTCTCGGGCGATGGGCTGGTCAAGACACTCTCGCTTGGAATTCCACGGGGCGCGACCGGCATCCAGGGTCCGAGGGGCGAACGCGGAGCCACTGGTCCCCAAGGCCCGCAGGGAATCAAGGGTGACACTGGCGCCACAGGCTCGCAGGGACCTACGGGACCACAAGGCCCCAAGGGAGCCACAGGCCCGCAGGGTCCCAAGGGAGACACGGGCGAGCAGGGACCGCAGGGCATTCAGGGAAAGCAGGGGGCACAGGGCATACAGGGCGAGACCGGCCCACGTGGCCCGCAAGGTGTCCAAGGTGTCCAAGGCCCTAAGGGCGACACAGGCGAGGGTTTTTCCATCTCGAAGGTATACGCCAGCTACGGCGCAATGCAGGCGGGGTGGAAGACGGACGGTGTGAAGGTCGGCGGTTTCGTTGTGATCAGCTCGAATGTCGAGGACCCGCACAATGCTGAGCTGTACGTGAAGACACCCAATGGCTATTCGCTCATTGCAGATATGAGTGGCGCGACCGGCGTAAAGGGCCCGCAGGGGCCGACTGGCCCGCAAGGCCCTATCGGCGCGACCGGCGCGACCGGCGCCACCGGCCCGCAAGGGCCGAAAGGCGCCACTGGTTCCACTGGCCCACAAGGGCCAAAAGGAGACACAGGAGCTACCGGCGCGACCGGCGCGACCGGCGCCACCGGCCCAACAGGCCCGCAGGGTGTCAAGGGCGAGCAAGGCGAACGAGGGCCTCAGGGCATCCAGGGGCCGAAAGGTGAAAAGGGCGATCGCGGTGACTCAGGTATTACCGTGCCACTGTCGGGGTTCTTCTCTCTCACGGTCGATTCCGATGGCAATCTCTGGTCGCACGTGGCAGACGGGGCGGCAGCCCCGCCGCTATCATACGACCCATCCACGGGCGAGCTTTACTACGAGATAGGTGAGTGATCATGGCGAAATACCTTGTAGGTAACATCAAGGGCCCTAAGGGCGACACCGGTGCTACCGGGCCGCAGGGAGCCACGGGTGCGCGAGGTGCCACAGGCCCAACAGGCCCGCAGGGTCCGAAGGGCGAAACCGGCGCAACTGGCCCGCAAGGGCCGACAGGCAAGCAAGGGCCGACAGGCCCCACCGGCCCGGCTGGCTCGCAGGGGCCGCAGGGAATACAGGGGCCTAAAGGCGACACAGGCCCGCAGGGGCCGCGCGGCCCGCAGGGGCAGTCTGGCGGCGCAATCACAGACACGAGGAACGACAACAGGCCGCCGAGCTGGTACATGGCGAACCACCCGAAGGAGACGGTGGTCGAGTTCAAGAATGCGAAAGCCATCGGGCTGTCTGGCAGCGAGACCTATGCGACCCTCGTCACCTTCGTGCAATGGTGCGACAGTAGCGGCGGGGACCCAAAGCAGGTCGCCATGAGCGGCGCAGACATATGGTGGCGGCGCGGCTTGTCGGACTCTTCGTGGACGGCGTGGCAGCTCATCCTCGACACAGCCAAACAGAACACGGTTTGGCTCATGGCCCACTGCGTCGGCGAGTACGTGGAGACCAGCGGGTTCGACCCGAACGGCATCGGCGGCACATGGGTACGGGTACCGAGTATCGGGCCGCACACATGGCTGAGAACTAAGTAAAGGAGAGAACATGGCAAAGACAGAGAATTTCACCCACTACACCTGCGATCGATGCGGCGCGGACGCGTACCTCCAGCAAGGTGCTGCGGCGGCTGGTGACTGGCGCGAGGTCGAGCGCTTCGACCAGTACGGCAGCAGGGCCACGCGCCTGTTGTGCAAGGGGTGCACGGACGAGTACAAGAAGCTCGCAGCCAAACACGACGGCGAGTTCCAGCAGTTCATGAGCAACACGAAGGAGTAGTACCATGGCATTCGAGATTGTTGACGGCATGACGGGGACTAAGCACATCAGCTCGGACGACCTGTCGGCATTGAATATCGCGACCATCGGCAAGGCGGATTGTGTGCTGAAGTACGGCGACGATTTCAAACTCACGATGGCGAGCGCGAACAGCGCGACGCTCGGCACCGGTGTCGGTATGGTCGGCGGCAAAAGATTTTGGAACCAGGCGGCAACCTCGCTGACGGTCCAGTCAGGCACGCAGGGCCAGAAGCGTAACGACCTCGTCGTGGCCCGCTACGCGAAGACCAGCGTGGGCATCGAGAGCATCACGCCCGTGGTGATTAAGGGCACACCGACCACCGGTAATGCGGCCGACCCCGCGGTGACGGCTAACGACCTCAAACTTTGGCGCGTGCCCCTGAACGGAATCAGTGTCGGCACACCCGTCAAACTTTTCACGCATGTCACACCGCTCGCGACCCTCGGGGATTCTGTATCCAGCGAGACCGGCTATCGGTTCTTATATGGGAATAGCTTTTCGACAGAACATGTGGCTTACCACAAAAAAGGCTTCTTAGTAGAGATGTTTTGGAATTTCCCTCAGGAAACAACGCAACTATTTAATGCGGGGACGCTGCCTGTTGAATTCCGTCCGGCTTACTCATTCCTTATGCCGGCTGTGCGTACACTTCCAAACGGCATCGTCAGCAACAACAATGCAGAAGTCGAGGTCCGAGAGTCCGGCGAAGTCATCTTTATCGCCGCAAACGCCGCGGCTGAATGGCGTAACATTGGACACTGTATCTGGATTGCTGCATAGCATTCCGCATCCCGTGTCCCGTGTCCCAGCGGAGCCGGAAATCACTTCAAACGGCACAGTGCACATGGTGCTGGTACGGAGAACATTTGTCGTTTAAGAGGTATTAATTCAATGTTCAAATATATAACCATGACCGTCGTGACCACGATTATGGGTACGATAATCGGCTGGTTACTGAATGCAATCAAAACCAACACCAGTCAACTGTATAACATGTCGCGTCGCGAACATGATGAACGGGTGCAAAATCGTGCTATGCTCGGTGAGCTCCTGTTTTATCGGCTCGAAGATCTCCATAGGCGTTTCGTGGTCGAAGGGCACCCGTGCTCTGCGGCCGAGAAGCAGCAGGTAGACGACATTTACCACCATTATCATGATGAATTGGGGCTTAATGGACCCGGTACACATATGTATAATGAGATCATGGAAGCACATCAAGAATAAGGAGTAATTATGCAATACCTTCTGCCTGATAAGCCATATAATATCCTCAAGTGGGTCGGCCTCGTTGCCCTCCCCGCAGTAGGTACTTTTGTCGGTACCGTCGGTACCGCCGTCAATTGGGAGCCGACTGGCATCGCAGTGACGGTGATCACCGCCGCGGGTACGCTCGTCGGCGCACTCCTCGGTGTGACGACCGCGACGGCGAAACCGGCGAGTGAGTAATGATGGACAACGTTATTGGAAAGGGGTGAGTGATTTGGGTATCAAGGCAAATGCCGATGTGGCTGGATGTCTGCCTAAGCCTCATTCTACTCGGCGAGTGTATATCGTTCGACGATTGGCACTCGCCGCCAGTACTGTAGCTATTGCACTGGCACTCGCAGCACCGACAACGTGTTATGCCTACGAGCGTATCACCAATTACGTCAGTAACGGACATGGGCCGCTGTCACCACAATACCTCGTGATCCACGAGACGGCTAACCCTGGTGCGAGCGCATGGAACCACGTGCTTTTGTGGTCGCGTGATGATACTTATGCCGTGCACGACGTCATGGAGCTCGATGGCTCCAAAGTTTACGACACGGTACCGCAGAACCGCCTGTGCTGGCATGTCGGCAATGGCAATTGGTGTACGATCGGCATCGAGCTGGCACACGCCACAAATGCTACTGACTTCGCCAAACAATGGACCGAGGCCGTGAAGTGGGCGGGCGATACGCTCCGCGCCCACGGTTGGGACACCAGCCGCCTGCTCAGCCATTACGAGGCCGCACGCATCTGGGGTGGGTCTGACCATACCGACCCGATCGGTTATTTCCGTCGATATGGTAAGACTTGGAACGATTTCAAGCGCGACGTCGCCGCCTACATGGGTAGCGGTTATATCGCGCCGATCGCACCTACTGATGGAAACGGAGGTACGTACCAGCCGTCGACTTCTGCCACGCGCACGAGCTTCCCGAAATCTACGGGCAAGTCGGTCAATATTCACTATGCGCTCCATAACCGTTACGGTGCATGGAATAGTGCCGTCACCAACTTCAACGACTCCAATAGCGAGGGTTTCGCCGGAATGCCTTACGGCGCCCACGACATGCTCATTGCATGGGCCGACAGCGGCACCTTGCGCTACCGTGTTCACACTAAGGAGAGCGGTTGGCTCGACTGGGTCCAAGCAGCCAACTACAACGACAGCGTAAATGGCATGGCTGGCATCTGGGGCCAGGTGATTGACGGCGTCCAGATGTATTACATCACACCGTCGGGCGAGTACAAGCAAGTCTATTATCGTTCTCAGGACGTCGCCCATGCTGGCTACTGGGATGAGGTATGCGACGACGGCACGACCTACGGTGGCGATGATTACGCTGGTATGTACGGTTACGCGCTCGACCGCCTGCAGGCTTATATCTCAGACGGCACCCGCCGTTGATGGAGGATTGGAGAAAGCATGATGTTTGGTAACTACAACGCGTATCAACCTGTCGGCACACCACAACAATTCGCCATGGATCAGATGCAGCAGTTTCAGCAACGCGCCCAGATGCAGCCGGGAATGCAGCTGATCCGTGTCACGGGCATGGACGGGGCCAAGGCATACCAAATGCCTCCCAACTCCGTCGTGCCCCTGTTCGACGCAGATAACGACATCATGTATGTTAAAAGCACGGATGGTGCCGGTTTTCCGACCATCCGTGCTTTTGCTTTCCAACCGATCGAGAACCCGACTCCGCAGACGCAACAGTATGTAACCCGTGAAGAGTTCAACGACACCTTGGCGAAGCTGAAGGAGGCGATCGGCAATGGCAAGCAGCCTGTTCGGGAGCAACGCGAAACCGCAAGCAAGTAACCCATTCCAAGCGGCCATGGCCGCTGCCCAGGAGCTCAAACACTCCAACCCGGAGCAGCTTATGGAGAAGATGATGGAGGCAAACCCGCAGTTTGCTGCATTCGTCAATCAAAACAAGGGCAAGAGCCCTGAGCAGATCGCACGTGAGAACGGGATTGATTTCAATATGGTCCAAATGCAGAACCAGATCAACCAGCTCCAGCTGTCCCAGGCGCTCTGCGGAGTGGTGCGCTACCCGAACACCTTCGCCTACAACGCTGGCCCGAGCCCGTTCTGTGGTAACGGCTGCTGCGGTACGGCAAATATCTAAACGAACATTCGACCATAAGGCATTTCCGCCTGGGCAAGATAGGGGCATGGCTCAAGCCATGCCCCTATTTCAATAGAAAGGATAAATCATGTCGTGCAAATCTGCAATCTACACCGCCGACCCGTCCAGTACTGTGCTCACGCTATCTACTGCTGCAGGTACGGCTATCCCGCTCGGTACGACTGTCCGCCGTTTTGGCTGCAATGCCGTCCTGTCGGGTAACGGTATCCTGCTCAAGGGCCAAGGTTATTTCGATGTCGACGCCAGCGTCACGTTCACGCCTACTGCTGCCGGCGCATATACCGTCACGCTGTTCAAAGACGGCGTCGCCGTACCCGGCGCCACGCAGACTGTCACCGCGGCAGCCGCGGGCACTGTGTCGGTCAATATCCCGGCAATCGTGCGTAACCAGTGCTGCGACAGCACCTCGACGCTTACGCTCGTGATCACCACTGCGACCGTTCCGGCGACTGTCACGATCGACAATACCGCGGTCGTCGTCACGAAGATCTAATGACAGAATAGGAGTTCTGGCGCAGTATCTCGACCAGGGCCGAAGAAAGGGATGCCTTGGCGGCATCCCTTTCGCAAAGTATGGACAAACTGAGAGGGGTAAAGATGCCTGTAATTGATGTGTTCGCAAAGGTATCTGACCACCTAATCGACGGCATGATGATGCACGAGCAGATGGCAGATTACTACAATTTCCTCGGTTTGGAAGGTTTCAAACGCCTACATGAGTACCATTTTATCTGTGAGACGATTTCCATGCGTCGCATCCACCGCTATTTCATCGACCACTGCAACCAGCTTTTGCCGGTGGCGAATACAAAGCATATTGATGTCATCCCTGTCGAGTGGTCGAATTTCACACGACAAGCGGTAGAATCGGAAACGAAGTCCAAGGCTGTCGAGGCAGGTATGCGTGAGTGGTGTGAGTGGGAACACGAAACGAAAGAGCTCTATGCGAAGTCGGCCAAAGACCTCTATGATGCAGGTGAAGTCGCCGCGGCACACATGATCTGCGAGCTTGTGCGAGACGTCGACGACGAATGCAAGTATGCCGACCGCTTGGCACTCAGCTTGAGTGCTGTCGATTACGACATGCAAGTCATCGTGCCTATGCAGCACGAGCTACACGAGAAATATAGGAAGAAGCTACATGACGTCGGGAAGAAACTCAGTTAGGGGTGAATGGAAATGGTGTCGATTGAGACCATCGAAGAGGAGATCCTCAACCTGGAGAAGCGCGACACGTCTTATGCCGTATGCGAAAGGCTGGCGTGGCTGTATATAGTCCGCGACCACCTCAAAAAAGCCTACTGCAGATGCCACGGTGATGGAACAGCGCATCACTGATGAGCTCACTGGGTCTGAGTTCTTGAAAGCGGCGTCCAATGTGGACTATGCGGCACTCATGGGCGTACTCGATAACCATATGTCGTGCATCAAAGCCGTCTGCCCGAAAGAGTACGACACCGTCATGTCGCAGATTCACGCGCTACGGTAGTAATTACCTGTCAAACAGTGTCAAACACCTGTCACACACCTAAAAGGGCCAGTGTGACAGGTGTTTGCATTTCTACATCGTGTTTCTCATCACCTGTCAAGCTGTCAAACAACAAGGGGCCCCTATATTAGATATTTTTTATCTATATATCTCTCATAGATATATAAAAGTCAAATTATCTAAGAATAGGGGAGAAAACTGTGTGACAGTGTGACAGGCGGCGAGAAATGCGATGTAGAAATGCAACTTGCTGTCAAACAGGCCCAAAATCAGCAGTGTGACAGGTGTTTGACAGTGTGACAGGCGTTTCGAAAAAGTTATAAATACTCAGATAAATCGAAAGAAAATGTAGTATAATGAGGTTCGCCGATCGAGGGAGGTGAAAGATGAAAAGCCTATTTGAAACAATTCGCGAGTTCGGCGATACCCAAAGCGGGCTCGCGCGAATGCTCGGCATTACTGAATCCACGTTGTCGTGGAAGATCAACGGCAAAGCCGAGTTCAAGCAGTCTGAGATCAAGGCTATCGCAGACCGGTATGACTTGACTGGTGAGGAAATCAAGTCGATGTTCTTCGCGTAATGGGCCTGTTCGCTTACCAGCAGGCAGCCCTTGACCGCGTCAAAGGTAAACGCAATTGCGCGTTCTACCACGATATGGGCCTCGGCAAGACGTTCACCGGCGCCGAGAAATTGATGTCGGACAAGTGTTGGCATTTGGCCTTAGTCGTATGCCAGAAGTCGAAAGTAGCCGATTGGGTCGATCATTTTCGGAGTCATTACGACATCGATGTCCTCGATTTGACTACGCCAGACGGTATGAAAAACTTCGAGTTATCGATGAGTTACCCAGACCTGCCGGATGCCGTCGGTGTGATCAACTATGATTTGCTGTGGAGACGCCCTAATATTCAGGCGTTGCAGCATTTCGCGGTAATGTTCGACGAGTCGTCGCTGTTGCAGAATAAATCATCGAAGCGTACGAAAGCTGCGATGAAGCTGGCCGACAGGGCGAATGAGCTCGTCTTGCTGTCGGGCACACCGGTCGACGGCAAATACGAACGGCTGTGGACGCAGTTGAACATGCTCGGCTGGCGTATCGACGAGAAGCTGTTTTGGCGGCAATACGTCGAGTCTGAGACGACGATGCGTGAGGGTTTCCCGATCACGAAGGTTACGGGTTACAAGAACGAGGAGAGGCTGGTGCGCAAGATGAAGGAGCTCGGTTGCGATTTTCTCAAGACCGACGACGTCATCGATCTGCCTGATCAGCGTTTCATCCGTATCGACGTGCCGATGAGTGAGCATTACCGCAAGTTCGCCAAGACGAACGTGATCACGGCTTTCGGCCGCGATTTCGTCGGCGATACGGTGTTCGGCGACCTCACGGCTAAGCGCCAATTGGCAGCTGCGTATTCGCGCGCCAAGCTCGAGGCATTCGGCGATTTGCTGGACGGCACGAGTAAACGGCTTGTCGTGTTCTACAATTTCGACGTCGAGCTCGAAGGGCTCACGGCCGAGTTGCAGGAGAGACACCGGTCGTATGGCGTGCTCAACGGCAAGGCACATGACCTGTCGCCGTTTTTCGATACCGATGACGGGGTCGCACTCATCCAGTACCAATCTGGTGCCATGGGCGTGAACTTGCAGCAAGCCGACACGTGTGTCTATTTCTCGCCGCCGCTCGCGTCATCGCTCTTCGAGCAGTCAAAGAAGCGTATCCACCGCGTCGGCCAAGACAAGCCGTGTACGTATTACGAGCTCGTATCGAAAGGCACTGTTGAAGAGAAGATCTACGATACCTTGGCGATGCGGCGCGATTATACTGAGAAGCTATTCGAGATGGGAGGTGACTAGTTGGCAGGTGAAAAGAACTTCGAGAACCGTCTGAAACGGTGGCTCGATGCCCAAGGCGTATGGCATGTTAAGTTTTTCGCCAACCGCAACACACGTGCGGGCGTGCCGGACATCTTGGCGTGTATCAACGGCCGTTTCGTCGGCATCGAGCTCAAAGGCCCAAACGGCAAGCCGTCGCCGCTGCAGGTCTACCACTGCGGGAAGATAACGGAGAGCGGGGGCATAGCCGTCATCGTCTGGCCAGACGATTTCGCCCAGTTCAAACGGCTAGTGCAACGCCTTAAGGAGAAAGGAGGAAATTGTGACGTTCAAGACCTCATATTCGAGGGTAGGTACCTTCACCCAGTGCCCGCGTAAGTTCGAGCTCAACTATGTCGACGGCCTCGACGTGCCGTTCAACTGCGATGCGGCGAACCCGCTCGTGATCGGTACGATGCTGCATGAGTGTATCGAAGTCGGTGTCGACGAGGCCATCGCGAACTACAAAGCCACGTACCCCGTCATGACCGATTCCATGGTCAACGAGCTCATGAAGATTCGCGTACTCGGTCGACGTGCCCGTGAGCTCGTATGGGGCATGTTGGACGACGACACCGACCCGGTATTTGAGGTGAAGGTCGAGGATGACAGCGGTTTCATAGGGTTTATCGATATGCTCATACCTCGTGGCAAGGGCCTATGGACGATGCTCGATTTCAAGTATTCGAACAATGTCGACCGATACCTCGAAAGCGGGCAGCTGAGCGTCTACAAGTATTTCTATGAGAAGACGCACCCTGGTGAGATCATCCAAGATATGGCATTCCTGATTGTGCCGAAGACGATGATCAGGCAGAAGAAGACCGAAGACCTCTACCAATTTCGCGAGCGCCTCGCCACCACGTTGGAAGACATGTGGCCGGCGCTGTACCGCGTCCAGTATGACCCTGAGAAAGTCGCCGACTTCGCAGTCGACACTTGTACGATGGCGAATGCCACCGAATTCCCAAAGCATGAGTCGCGCCTATGCGACTGGTGTGATTACAAAGATTTCTGTCTAGGAGGAAATGATATGCTTATCCTGCCCAAGAACGAACGCCGCTCTGAGGCTGTCATCACCGAACCTGATATGTGGATCTACGCCGACAGTTACGTCGGCAAGTCGACTTTTGTCGACCACTTCGACGACGTGCTGTTCATCAACACCGACGGCAACACCCAGAATATCACGAGCCCGTTTATCCAGATTGCCGATGAGCTCGTGACAGAAGGCCGTATGAGCCACAAGGTGCTCGCATGGTCGAAGTTCCGCGAGGTCATCGACGAGTTGGAGAAGCATGACAACAGCTTCCACGTCATCGCGCTCGACTTGGTCGAAGACCTGTACGAGCACTGCCGATTCTATGTGTTCGACCAGCTCGGCATCAAGCATGAGAGTGACGGCGGTTACGGCAAAGGCTGGGATATGGTGCGCACTGAGTTCCTCAGCCAGATGAAACGACTCAAGTCCCTCGGCTACCGCATCATCTATATCTCTAAGGAGCTCGTCACCGAGATCACGTACGCCAACGGTATGAAGGTCTCGACATTCAAGCCAAACCTGCCGGACAAGGTCGCAAACGTGCTCGCCGGCACTGTCACCATGACGCTCCGCGCCTATATGGACGAGCGTGGCCATTTCCTCCAGCTCCGCAAGAACGAGAACGTCTTCGGTGGCGGCCGTATCGATTTCAAACGCGACCGTTGCGACCTCACCGTCGAGGCGTTCAATGCCGCACTGCTCGAGGCACAGGGAACGAAGGCCGAGGCCGAGAAGCCGAAGGCAGAGCCTAAGCCTGAGGTTGAGGCTGAGACTGAGACCGAGGTCATCGAGGAGCCTGATGCCGCAGAGGAGAAGCCGAAGCGTCGTGTGCGTAAGGCCAAGCCTGCTGCCGAGGAGGAGCCGCCGTTCGACGCCGAGGAAACCGCAGAGCCTGAGGCTGTCGAGGAGAAGCCGAAGCGCCGCACCCGTAAGCGTCGCGTCGTCGAAGAGTAATTCACCGATTGAAAGGATATATCATGGATTTCAGCAAGTTTGACAAGATGGTCGACATCGACGGCCTCAAGAAGGACATCGCCGACGCCGAGGCCAACGGTGGCGGTGCCGATTTCAAGGACGTGCCGCACGGCAGCTATGAGGTCGCGATCGACAAGCTCGAGCTCACCGAGACCAAGAAGACCGGCAAGCCGATGGCGTCGTGCTGGATGAAGATCGTAAGCGACGGCGAGTTTAAGGGCCAGCGCATTTTCATGAACCAGGTCATCACGCAGGGTTTCCAGATCTACATCATGAACGTTTTCCTCCGTTCGCTGCTGCCCGAAGGTTCCGACATCGACGTCGAGTTCACCGGTTACGCCGAGTATAACGACTTGCTGCTCGATATTGCCGAGTATGTCGACGGCAAATTCGAGTACGGCTTGGAGTACGGCGAGAACAACAAGGGCTTCGACACCTTCCAGATCACTGATATCTTCGAGCTTGACTAGGTGCGGCGATGCTCAATTTCTACGACTTCGAAGTTTTCAAACACGACTGGATGGTCGTAGTCATCAACCCCGTCACTCACGATGAGCGCGTCATCATCAACGATGCCGACGCGCTCACCGCGCTCTACGAAGGGCACAAACGTGAGATCTGGGTAGGGTACAACAACCTCCATTACGACCAGTTCATTTTCAAAGGCATCTTGTGCGGCTTCGACCCGAAGGCGATCAATGATTTCATCATCGCCGAAGGCCATAAAGGCTGGCAGTATTCGAGTTTGTTGCGCAAGGTTTACATGGTCAACTACGATGTATTCCACCCGCGTACCGACAGGGGCCTCAAGACTCACGAGGCGTACCTCGGCAACGACATCTGCGAGACGACAGTGCCGTTCGACATCGACCGTAAACTGACCGATGCAGAGATCGCCGAGACTGTGAAATACTGCCGCCACGACGTCGAGCAGACCATCGAGGTATTCATGCAGCGCAAAAGCGAATTCGACGCCCGCATGGACCTGCTCAAAATGTTCGATTTGCCGTTGGTGTACCTCGGTAAGACCGATGCGCAGCTCACGGCAATCATCTTGGGTGCCGAGCGGCCTGCACGCCCACGCGACGATGAGTTCGACATCGTGCCACTGCCATGCCTCGACCTCGGTCCGTATGATTTCATCCGTACGTGGTACCTCGACCCGGCGAATCAAGATTACTCCGTGACGCTTGATTTCGACATCGCAGGCTGCCCGCACAAGTGCGCATGGGGAGGCTTACACGGAGCGATTGCCCAGTACGCCGGTGAGGGTTATTTCATCAACGTCGACGTCGAGAGTTATTATCCGGCCGAGATGATTGCGCACGAGCTGCTGTCGCGCAATGTGCAGGACCCGTCGAAATTCAAGGGCATTCGAGACCACCGAATCGAGCTGAAGCACGCGAAGGACCCACGCCAGAAGGCATTGAAACTCGTCGTCAACGGCACCTACGGTGCCAGTAAAGATAAGTTCAATGCACTCTATGACCCGCGACAGGCCAACATGGTCTGCGTCAACGGGCAGCTCATGCTCATCGACCTCATGCACAAGCTCGTTCGCGATGTAGGTGCCGAGATCATCCAGAGCAATACCGACGGCGTGCTCATCCGCATGCCAGACGGTTTCGACGGCGGGCCTGATGCATTTTACGACCGCGTCGACGACGTGGCATATGAGTGGGAACACCGCACGGGCATGGGTTTGGAATTCGATGAGTTCACCCGCGTTTACCAGAAGGACGTCAACAACTACGTCCTCGTGGCGGCAGACGGGTCGATGAAGACGAAAGGTGCGTATGTCAAGAAGCTGGGGCCGCTCGACTACGACCTCGCCGTCGTCAACAAGGCGCTTGTCGAATTCATGGTGCATGGCGTGCCTGTCGAAGACACGATTGCGGCCGATGATGATCTGATTGATTACCAGCGCGTCGTGAAAGTGTCCGGCAAATACAAGTACGGCGTGCACGGTCATGAGCGGCTCACAGATAGGTGCTTCCGCGTCTTCGCGTCCACACGCGCGTCGGACGGCATGATCGGGCGGGTCAAGGCCGGCAAGGCCAAGCCAGAGAAGTTCGGCAACACGAGCGAGCACTCGTTTATCGACAACGGCGACGTGCACGATAAGAAGTGCCCGGGCTATTTGGATAAGGGTTGGTATATCCAACTTGCGAAAACGCGACTAGCGCAGTTTGGGGTGATGTGATGGATCGTCTATTTCTCGGTTATGTGAAGCTCAACGGCAAGAAATGTGCGCAGAAGCTGAAGGACGGCCGATACCTCACATTGGCCCAAGCACGCAAGCTCGACGGTTACGGCGGAGTGCTCGCACCTGAGACGATTTTCGTCGATGTCGACGACATGGCGCAGAGCGAGAAGCTGATGGACATCATCGAGGCCGAGCAGATTGCGTGTAAGGTCGTCGCGACGACACGCGGCAAGCATTTCTATTTCGTCGGCTACCCCCGTGGCATGAAATGCAAGACGCACGCACGCCTGGCCATCGGCATCGACGCCGATATCAAAGTCGGGTCTAAAGCCACATATGGCAGCCTGAAAGTCGACGGCCACGAGCGTGACGTGATTTACGACATCGAGCCAGACGAAAGTTATGACGAGTTGCCGTGCTGGCTCAGGCCCGTGCAGTACACACCAGAGTTTGGCGAGATGGAAGAGGGCGACGGCCGCAACCAAGCGTTATTCAACTACATCTTGACGCTGCAGTCGGAAGGTTTCACTAAAGACGAGGCACGCGATACCCTTGCCATCATCAATCGGTATATGTTCGAGAAGCCTATGGAGCAGCAAGAACTGAACGTTGTCTACCGCGACGATGCTTTTGCCGAAGACGTGTTCTTCAACAAAGGCACGTTCCTATTCGACAAGTTCGCCGAGTACCTCAAGAACGAGCACCGTATCATCAAGATCGGCCATCAGCTCCACGTATACCGCGACGGCGTCTATGTATCGGGCAATCTGCTCATCGAGAACGCGATGATCCAGCACTTGCCTATGTTGTCGAAGGCCAAGCGAACCGAGGTACTCAACTACCTCGATGTGCTCATCCAAGATGACGCACCTGCCGCCGATGCCGATTACATCGCTTTCGCCAACGGCGTGTATGACCTCAAGACGGGTGAGCTCATGCCGTTCTCACCAGAGTTCGTGATCACTAACCGCATCCCGTGGGAGTACGACCCGACGATTTGGTCGGAGTTCACCGACAAGACACTGCGCCGCCTTGCCTGCGGCGACGACGGGATCTACTCATTGCTGGAGGAGGTCATCGGCTACCTGTTCTATAGGCGCAACGAGCTCCGTAAGAGTTTCATCCTGGTCGGCGACAAGGCGAACGGCAAGTCGACTTATCTGGATATGCTCAAGACATTGCTCGGCGACAGCAATACGTCGGCGCTCGACCTGGCTGAGCTCGGCGAGAGGTTCAAGACTGCGGAGCTGTTCGGCAAGCTGGCCAACATCGGTGACGACATTGGTGACGAGTTCATCGCAAACCCGGCGATTTTTAAGAAGCTCGTAAGCGGTGACCGCGTCAACGCCGAACGTAAAGGCCAAGACCCTTTCGATTTCTCGAGTTACGCCAAACTGCTGTTCTCGGCGAATTCGATGCCGCGTATCCGTGACAAGACCGGCGCCGTGCTCGACCGCATCGTGCTCGTGCCGTTCAAGGCGACGTTTTCGAAAGACGACCCGGATTTCGACCCGTACATCAAATACAAGCTCCATTCGTCTGAGGTCATGAGCCACCTGATCAATATCGGCCTCAAAGGGCTCGAGCGAGTGTTGGCGAACCGCGCATTCACGATGCCCGAAGTCGTCGTCAAGGAGATCGAGGATTACCACGTCGCCAACAACCCCGTCCTCGGTTATTTCGAGGATACGCCTGTCGATGAGGTGGTGAACGAGTCGACGGCGCTAGTGTACGACTACTATATGGCCTGGGCTATTAGGAACAACCTGAAGCCGCTCGGCCAAAACGAGTTCACCCGCCAGGCCAATAAACACTACGGGCTGGCGAGCAAGACCTGCCGTGTCAACGGCAAACGCGTACGTATTTTCGTAAAGGAGTAAACCATGCCCATCATCATCGAAGGCCCTGACTGTGCCGGCAAGTCCACGCTTGCGGAGAAATTGGCCAACGCACTCGACATGAACATTTTGAAAATGACCGCCAACGGTGGTCAGTCAGTGCCGGAGTATCTGCAGAAGCTCGCGTGCGACGGCGTCATCATCGACCGCTGCTGGGTGTCGGAGCAAATATATTCCGACCTGTTCGGGCGCGAGCCCCGTATTGACAATGATGATGCCGAGGCGCTGACTGAGTTGTGCGGGCTCATCGGTATCCCGATCGTCGTGCTTTTGCCGCCACTCCACGTCATTATCGACCGCCTGAGCGAACGCGGTGACGAGTATGCCGATGTCGTCTGCCCGAACATTATGAAGATCCACAAGCGTTATCAGGCGTGGGCCAAAGCACACGACAATGTGATTGTACTTAAAGACAATAGCACGATGATCGCCATGGAGGAGGTGCTCAAATGCATGTTGTAGGCAAGTCGATGAACGACATCTACCGCCAACTCTGTGGCAAAATATCTGTACA